TTTCCAGTCAAATGTAACACCACGAAGATTATCTGTGATATCCATGGCATTATCAATGATTCTAATATTTGTTTTTTGATTCTCGTCTGACAATGATTGGAATATTGTAGCACCCAATGTACCAGTAGAAGGAACAAAAGTTAAACCTGAGTTGCTTGTGTTAGCATTGGTTAATGTACCAGAAAACTGTGAGGAAAACACAACATATTGTGTTGCTGAATTTGATGTATCATTATTAATTTTTACAGAAGAACCGGTTGCATACGGTAGTCCGTTAGCCGCATAGAACAGACCATTGGTATAAACGTTACCTGAATATGCGTTGCCTGATGCAGCAATACCACCAGCAACTTGTATTGTTCCGTTTGTGGTGCTTGTTGCAGCAGAAATATTTCTGATTGTAAATTCACCAGTACCTTTGGCGGTATTGAAACCACCAAGATAGAATTCAATAGAATTGTATACACCAGTTGAGTCTGTAGCAATTACTAAGTTACCTGATGTACCTGAACCACCGGGTGCAGACATGAACAAGTAACCTTCATTACGACCTGTGACAGAATATATTGCTTGTGTATAGGCATTAGAAGTAATACCCATATCAATCCAACCATTGGAATCATTTCCATTATTTGGATAAGCTACAAAGTCTGAAGATGCGTTTGCTGTATTTGCATAGTTGATTTGATATGACTGAATGTAGTTGTCTGTATTGCCAATAGCTGCAATAATTGGATTTGTTGCACCACCTAATGCAACACCATCTTGCAAACCTGCTACAACGTCATTTAGTACATAATTGTTTGTTGAATATACATTACCTTGAACACCAAGACCACCTTTAATAACCAAAGCACCTGTAGTGTTTGATGTAGATGCTTGAGTATTGGCAATTAATATTTGTGATGTGCCGTTGGATGTAATTAATGAACCAGTATTAGCAAGAGCATTATTAGCAACAGAAAATGCCGAGTTTGCATATGAACCTGCACTATTGGCTGTAGACCAAGCAATTGCACCATTACTTGATGTAAAGGCATTGTTGGCGGTAGTGAAGGCACCATTAGCTTGATTAAAAGCACCATTGGCATATATTGCTGCAGAGTTTGCTACATAGTTTGGTGTGTTAGCTGTTAAGAAGGCAGCATTAGCTTGTATAAATGCTGCGTTATCTCTTGTAAATACAGCATTGGCTTGTATAAATGCTCCGTTAGCATAAATGGCTGCCGAGTTGGCTACTGAGAATCCAGAGTTAGCGTAAGATGCCGCTGAGTTTGATTCTGCAAAAGAAGCATTGGCTTGTATAAATGCTCCGTTAGCGTATATTGATGCACTATTGGCAACGGCAAAAGAAGCGTTTGAATATACTAATAAATCATAACCATTAATATTAGAAGTTGCAGCTTCAATTGTGCCAACTTTTAATGTATCGTAAATTGTATTTGCATCAAAAGTAACTGTTGTTGTTGGTTCATTACTTACGTTACTAAAGAGTTTCCATTTTCTATCTGTATAATCACGAACAATACCTGTGTGCTGATAGTGTGAGAATCCTGAACTTCCTGTTCCAATAAAATGTCCAACAAAACCAATATCAACCGCATCTGCTGTATTGTTTGCTGCTAGATAAATCATTGGGTCGGAAACACTCAATGTATTTGAAGAATAAGTGTTTGCATTACCAGAAAGATTCAAGTTACCGTTTACGGTTATGTCTCCACCGACAACAATTGGTCCTGTTGTATTCAATGATAATCCGGTACCTGTACTAACAAATATTGTGCCTGTTACTGTGCCGCCATTGTTTGCGTTCAAAGAATTATTGGCACGAGCAAAAGCACCGTTGGCATATATTGCGGCAGAGTTAGCAACACTAAATGATGAATTAGCATAAGAAGCAGCAGAATTTGATTCAGCAAAAGAAGCATTAGCTTGGTTAAATGCTCCGTTGGCGTAGATGGCCGCTGAGTTTGCTACATAGTTTGGTGTATTGGCTACCAAAAATGCTGCGTTTGCTTGAGCATAAGCAGCATTTGCATATGGAAATATTCCAATAATTCCATTGCTAATATAATAAGTGTTAGCAGTATTATTTGCAGTTTGTGAGTAAGAAGTCCATGTATTAGCTACGGTGAATGAAGCATTAGCTTGTACAAAAGCACCATTAGCATAAATGGCTGATGAATTAGATTGATAGTCTGGAGTATTAGCCGTTAAAAAGGCCGCATTAGCTTGGATGAATGCACCATTAGCGTATGTGCCAGCACTTGTTGATGATGTTGTTTGTGTAGTTCCATCAACAAATGTGATGCCGTTACCTGAACCGGTAATATAAAGTCCGCCAGAATAAATGTTACCTGATATACCTACACCACCAGAAATAATTAAAGCACCAGAAGTATTCGTTATTGAAGATATTGTATTAATGAGTTTAACAATTGTGTTGGTACCAAATGATACTGTCGTATTACCTGCAGATGATGTACCAATGTTAATAACCGTGTTTGATCCTACAACACCACCGGTTCCAATATTTACAGTCTTTAATGCACCAGCAATTGTAGCGCCATAAGCAAAGTTTTGTGTTGAGTTTGCAGTAGATGAACCCATATTTTGAGTTGCACTGGAGAACGTTTGTATACCACTAAATGTCTTTGCGCCGTTAATTGTTTGTGTAGTTATCAAGTCAACAAGTGTTGATGTATTTGCTGATCCTGCTGGTAGGGTGTATACTGTTGTGTTACCGGTTGAAAGACCAGATAATAGAAATTTTGCTTGTTTTGTTGGATCGGTACTATCTTGTAAAGTAAATGATGAATTAGAAAAAACAGCATTAGATGCACTGAGTGTTCCACCAACGTTAACGTTATTGGCAAAAAAACTATTTGCACCATATACATTAATGTTACCAGTAACGCCAATACCACCACTAACAAGCAAAGCTCCTGTTGAGTTTGATGTACTTGCTAAAGTATTGGAAATAATTAATTGTGATGAAGAATTGACTGTAATTACTGAACCGGTATTAGGTAAAGCATTATTAGCAGTAGTAAAAGCACCATTTGCCTGAGCAAAAGCACCATTGGCATATATTGCTGCTGAGTTAGCAGTACTTCTTGCATATGAATCGGTTGCTGCACCACTTGCAGCTGTTGCTTGTATAGTACCGTCAGCAAAAGTAATTGAACCTCCACCACCTTGTGTCAATGTCAAACTAGACATACTAGGTACTGACAATATGCCGGCATCACTTAAATTGAAAATATTTGTTGTGTACGTAGAATTGATAATTTGAAATTGGCCGTTAGAATCTAGTCTAAACCATTTACTTGTATTTGCTGAACCATCACTTTGATTGTTTGCTTGTAGAAAATCAACATAACCAATACCACCTTTAGTATTAGCACCAGATAAAACTGTTACTGCTTGTTGATTTCCTAGACCACCGTTGTAATTCACAATTGATTGTCCATTAGCTATGTTAATATAATTTTGACCAACATTTATTGTTTTTGATGTGGTACAAGCAGTAATAGAAATACCATTTGCTGATGTAAAACTTAATGTATCATTGGGATTTGTGGCAAGTATGAGATTATTGTTTGCGTTGGCAGTCGCAAACGATGGACCATTATTTTGTCCATAGAAATAAGAAATATTTCCTGAGGAGTTTTTATAATACAATTTACCATCAACATAATTCAGAGCTAACTCACCATTGGCTAAAGCCGTTGGTGCATTACCCGTATTTGCTGATTTTTTAAGTTGTATTACTGTATTTGAAATTGCCATTTACTTAAAATTCTCCGCCGTCCTTTAATGTAGCAGTTTCTAAAACAGACAATGCTGGTTTAGGTTCTTCAACTTTTTTTCGCTGGGCAGGAGTTAATTGTAAATATTCAATTTTATCATTTAATGATTTAATAATATTCGTTTGGTTTTCAATTTGTTTAATCAAATTATCTTTTTCAGATTGTATTTGATTTAATGTTGTATTGACATTTTCCAAACTAGAACTAATAGTATTATGTTCACCAATTTTAACAGTCAATTGAGCACGAGTTTTTTCATGTTCCTCACGTTCTTTAATCAATTCATTTCTAAAAGTGTCAAGATGATTAACCTGAGCTTTAACATTTTCATAATCATTTACTTTAGGTTGTAAAGTAGAAATTGTTTCCAAATGAATTCTAACTTGTTCTTCCAGTTCTTTTATTCTGGTATTTTCAGAATTAATTTGACTGCTTGTTAAATTTCCATTTTCTTGCTCTAAAACACGAATAGTATCTCTAAATTGTTCAACAGTTTTTGCTTGTTGTTCAACAACACTTTCATTAATTTTTAGATTTGCCTGTAACGATACATTTCTAATTACAGCATCAGTCATCGTATTAGTCAATATTTCAATATATGCATTAATAAAATTTTCATTTTCCATCTCAAACTCCTTATTATAAAATAATTACAAAGTTATTTATTCACGCATTAAAACTGCCCACCATCAAGTGCTGATGTCCAAACAGGTACTCCAGCATTAGTAACAGTAAGAATTTCATTACTATATGTTTGGTCAGAAGTACCCGCCACAGCAGTAACACCAAGGCCGGACGTTCCGTTGCCATATGTGATACCATATTGAGTGAATGATGATTGACCAGTACCGCCTTGTGATACAGTCAAACCACTAATTGCAGTATTGGATACTGAAGATACTCGGCCAAAACCGTCTGTTGTGATAATTGGAATATAGTTAATTGCACCATATGTACCAGCAGTACCAGTATTCGCCAACGAAACAATAGAAGTTCCGTTATAGTAGGTAATTTGATTGTTTGTATATGACGATTGGTTTGTACCGCCTTGAGCAATCGCTAATGTGCCTGAAGTAACTTGTGAAGCAGAAATTGCAATCTGTGTATTTGATACAGCAGTTACACGACCATATGCATCAGTTGTAACAACAGGAATATAACTAGAAGAACCATAAGTACCAGCGGTACCAACGTTTGCAATAGCACTAATAGCGCCTGTTCCGTTACCAATCAATATTTGACCAGCACCTAGTGTTGTTGCACCTGTACCGCCGTATGGAACTGTTAAAGCGTTAGTTAATGTTAATGTATTTGCACTTAATACGTTTGCACTACTTATACTGCCATATGATAAGTCAATACCGCCAACTTTAATGGTATCGTAAATCGTATTGGCGTCAAATGAAACAACTGATGACGGTTCTGCTGATACGTTACTAAACAGTTTCCATTTTCTATCATTGTAGTCACGGACAAATCCGGTATGTTGATAATGTGAGAAACCTGAACTACCTTGACCAATAAAGTGACCAACAAAACCAATGTCTACAGCATCAGCCGTATTATTGGCGGCCAAATAAATCATTGGATCAGTAACGCTCAATGTATTTGAAGAATAGGTATTTGCATTACCTGAGATATTTAAGTTACCTGTTACTGTAATGTCACCACCAATAACAACTGAACCTGTGGTGTTTAATGATAAACCGGCACCGGTACTAACAAATATTGTACCTTGTACTGTACCGCCAGTATTTGCGTTGAGTGAATTATTTGCTCTGGTATAAGCGGCATTGGCCTGTAAGAAAGCACCATTGGCATATATTGCTGCACTATTAGCTACTACAAAACCTGAGTTGGCATATGAAGCTGCACTATTAGCAACTGCAAAACCAGAGTTGGCATATGAAGCTGCACTATTGGCGGTAGACCAAGCAATAGAACCGTTGGAACTTGTGAAAGCATTATTAGCAGTAGTAAATGCTCCGTTTGCTTGAGCAAAGGCACCATTAGCATAAATGGCTGCCGAGTTTGCTACTACAAAACTAGAGTTGGCATAAGAAGCCGCTGAGTTTGACTCTGCAAAAGAAGCATTAGCCTGAGCAAAAGCCGCATTGGCTTGTGTGAAAGCAGCGGCCGCCGAGGATCCAGAATTGGCCATTTGGTATGCCGCATTTGCCTGAATAAAAGCACCATTAGCGTATGCACCAGCAGAATCGGATGAGGTATACTGTGTTGAACCGTCAGGAAAAACAACACTTAAAACAGTAGCCGAACCAACAACAATATTACCAGAAGCATCACGTTTAACAATCGTACTTGCTATATTTGCACTAGTGGCATTATCAACTTGTGAAGTATAATATTGACCACCTACGTTGACTACTCCAGTACCAGACGGAGAACCAATAAAAATTGTGTTTGATAGGTATGAATATGCTAATTCCCCAGCTTGCAAGGAAGTAGGTTTACTTGTGGTCGTTGACCGTTTAATTAAAATATTGGTATTGGAGATGGCCATTTGTATTCCTTGTTATTGTTATTATATAAAATACTGGTATTTCTATTTATTAATCTATTTATTAAAATCTGCCACCGTCAAGCAGAGCGGTAAATGTCTGATCCACGATTAAATTACCTGTTATTTCTCCACCGGTCAAAGGTAAAGAATTAGCAGCTGCGGCATAGGCTGAATTGGCAGTTGTTAAAGCGTTATTAGCAACGGTATAAACACTACTTGCTAAAGCATACGCTATATTTGCAGTTTGTAATGCGCTATTGGCCGTAGCGGAAATTGCATCAATTTCATTTTGTACATTGGTTGCACCAGTAAAAGTACTGGTACTAGTAACTACCGGTATAACAGGATTACCTACCCTGACATTAATAGTTGACGGAGGAGTAACAATTACAGGCATTGTTATCCTTTAAAAATTTGGTGTAATGGAAGGATCCACAAAAACTCTGCCTTCCAACACTCTTGTAATATTATTTGAAGTATCTTTTAAAAGAACATCATAAAGTAAAGTCGTTGGAGGAGTAATTATATTTGCCGTTGTTGCCGCATTGGCCGATAATGTGATAACACCAGTATTTGCATTTGTAATTTGAGCCACAAAAGTAATTGTTGAGTTGGCTGCATAATACGAATACCGAGCTTGACTAGCCACTTGAAATCCATTTAAATTGTATGGATTTCCGTAAGTATCATTGAGAGTTAGTGTTTCTGTGAATGTTGTACCTTTTTCTAGGTACAAATCTTGATAACCAGCAGACATTTGAATTTTCCAATAGTTTTATTATATTATTTATCTAATCCAAAAGTGCTTTTTGAACTTTTGAATGATGTCCGGAAAATTTAGGGGCCGGAACTTAAAATTTTGAATTTTTAAGATTTCTTTAATTCATCAATTTCAGATTTGAGTTCTTTAACCGCTTGAATCAGAACACCAATAATACTATCATAGGAAACAGTTTTTAAACCATTCATTTCAGAAACAACTTCTGGTATAACTTTTTCAACTTCTTGAGCAATTACACCCAAAGATTTTTGACCAGTTGTGTTCCAAGTAAATGAAACGCCTCTCAAATCATTAACAATATTCAAAGCGTTTGGAATTGTAACCACATCACCTTTTAATGATTCATCAGATAATGACTGGAATATTGTAGCACCAAGAGTACCTGTGGAAGGAACAAAGGTTAATCCTGAGTTACTTGTATTGGCGCCAGATAATGTTCCAGAAGTTATTGTTGCTAATAATGGATAGTATGTGTTTGAATTTGATACATCATTAGTAATTGTTACACTACCCGCAGATATTGTTGTGTTTGATACGGCGGTTACACGACCATAAGAATCAGTAGTAATAATAGGATAAGATGTTGTATTACCATATGTACCAGCAGTGCCAACAGTTGCAAGTCCAATAGCAACGTTTCCTGTGGACGAGTTTGCAGTTAATTGACCAGAATTTGCAAAGATTGCTGTTCCTGGTGGAACTGAAATTGAATTATTAGAAATAGAAGTAACACGACCAAAACTATCTACTGTTACTGAAGGAATACTTGTTGTATTACCATAAGTAGCCGCAGTCACTCCGGTTGTTCTTAAACCTAAATCAATTATTTTTGTTGTTGAATTAGCTAAAACATTAATACCATTTGATGTAGCGGAAGTTATTGTAAGTGTGTCGTTATTACTTGATGGTGTTAATGTTGTACTGTTTGCTGAGTATGTAACAAAAGCAGTTTGTACAGCACCATTAGCCTTAGTAAATGCTGAGTTGGCATAAGATGCTGCCGAGTTCGCTACGTAGTTTGGAGTATTAGCTACTAAAAAAGCAGCATTAGCATAAGAACCAGCAGATAAAGCGTTTGCTGATACACTTGCTATACCAAGTACTGAATTTGAAGCATTATAGAGTGTTGTTACTTGTGATTGAGCACTATTGGCAACAATAAATGAAGCATTAGCTTGGTTAAAAGCGGCATTAGCATAAGAACCTGCGGCAGTATTTGCTGCTATAAATGCTGCATTAGCTTGAGCAAAAGCACCATTGGCATAGGTTGCAGCTGAATTCGCTTCATAGTTAGGAGTATTAGCTGCCAAGAAAGCGGCATTAGCTTGAGCATAAGCAGCATTTGCATATGGAAATATTCCAATAATTCCATTGCTAATATAATAATTGTTAGCCGAAATATTTGCAGCAAATGCGTAATTGGTCCATGTATTAGCAACAATGAATGAAGCATTAGCTTGGTTGAAAGCACCATTGGCATATATGGCTGCACTATTAGCTACACCAAAAGCCGCATTTGATTGAACAAAAGCACCATTGGCATATATGGCTGCACTATTGGCTTGGTTGAAAGCACCATTGGCATATATGGCTGCTGAGTTTGCTACAGAAAATCCAGAGTTGGCGTATGATGCAGCTGAGTTTGCTACATAGTCTGGTGTGTTAGCTGTTAAGAAGGCTGCATTGGCTTGTATAAATGCCGCATTAGCGGTAATCCAAGATATTGTACCATTTGAACTAGTAAAGGCATTATTTGCTATTGTGAATGAAGCATTGGCTTGTAAGAAAGCACCATTAGCGTATATTGATGCACTATTAGAAACAGCAAAAGAAGCATTGGCTTGTGCAAAAGCACCATTAGCATATATGGCTGCACTATTGGCTACGGCAAAACCAGCATTAGCTTGAATAGATGCTGCGTTGCCTCTCGTAAATGAAGCATTAGCTTGAGCATAAGCAGCATTTGCATACGAAAATAATCCAAGAATTCCATTGCTAATATAATAAGTGTTAGCAGTATTATTTGCAGTTTGTGAGTAAGAAGTCCATGTATTAGCTACATTGGAAGTAGCATTGGCTTGTGCAAAAGCACCATTAGCATATATGGCTGCACTATTAGAAACGGCAAAACCAGCATTAGCTTGAACAAACGATGCAGTAATTGAATTATTTTGTGTAGTTCTAACACCATTATTTAATGATATGTATGAATTTAAAGCAGTGTTTAAAGCATTTGCCGTGTTGGAAGTTGCCGCAGTAATGGTACTTACTGATGTTAAATTATCAGTTAATTGTTCTGTGGTCAGTATTCTATAATAATTATTATTACTTACATCTAATATTGACCAGTATGTGTTTGCTTGGTCCCATTGAATAGCTGCGTTAGGTCCAGTAGTTCTATAAACAGTAATCCATGAATTTTGGTCGGGACTATTGGATGATAATGTAAATGTATTTGAATTATAAGATGTGGTACCAGAAATAATAAATCCACTAGTTACGGATAGTGTTCCTGCATATAAGGTGTTAAAAAATGCGGTAGCAGAATTTCCACTTAACGTATTGTTTAATGAAATTACATTTGATGTCAATACGTTTGATGTTAATACATTTGTTGATGTTAAATTTGCCGTTGTAACTTTCACATTGGCAGTAAGGTTGTTAAAAATACCCGAACCAGAAACCGACATTGCTGAAGAATTTACATTTGTATTTGCTTGCAATACATTGGTATAAGATGTACCTGTTACAGACAAACTTGTGGTATTAACAGAATTATTGGCCTGTAATACATTAGTATAGGATGTACCTGTTACAGATAAACTTGCAGTATTTACAGTTGTATTACCTTGTAATACATTAGTATAGGATGTACCTGTTACTGATGATGTTGGTGTATTAAGTGAAGTATTTGCTTGTAATATATTGGTATAAGAAACACCGGTTACAGATAGTGTTGCGGTATTTACGTTAGTATTGCCCTGCAATGTATTAGTATAAGATGTACCGGTTACCGATAAACTTGAGGTATTAACAGAACTGTTCGCTTGTAATACATTGGTATATGATGTGCCGGTTACTGATGATGTTGGTGTATTAAGTGAAGTATTTGCTTGTAATATATTGGTATAAGATGTACCTGTTACAGACAAACTTGAAGTATTAACAGAACTGTTGGCCTGTGATACATTAGTATAGGATGTACCTGTTACAGATAAAGTTGTCGTGTTTACGGAACTATTGGCTTGTAATACATTAGTTATTGTATTGCTTGTAATTGTGGCGTCGTTACTAACATTTAATGTGGATGTTTGTATATTATTGTTTGAGGTAATATTATTAGAAGTAGTATTAACTGCAACAATTAAATTACTATTTAATACTGTATTGCCAGTAACAGACAACGTGTTAGCAAGATAAGTTGCCGAATTAACATTCAAAGTATTATTAAATGTTCCAGCTCCTGTAACAATGAGTGTTCCGCCAATTGTTGCATTGTTAGAAACCGATAAACTTGTTCCTGTATTTTGAGCATATAAAGTTCCAGCAGCACTTACAGAACCATTGGCAACAATAGATGTTGCTGTATTTGTTGCATATATTTGACTTTGTACCGTTAAATTATTTTGAATGGTTGCAGAAGAACCTGTGCCGTTTACTTGAAAAGCGCCTTGAAAAATAGCTTGACTGGCTACTTGCAAACCCAAAGTACCATCACTTAGATATAGTGTTCCTGTTGGTTTTGTAAAATTATTAGACGCAAGGTCGTTATTTTGTAAAACCAGTTGATTGGTCGTAGCTAACCATGAAGAAAAGGTATTACTATAACTAACAACAGGAAACGTTTGAGCTGTGGCGAAATTAGACATTTGAACCTTTTTCTAACAATTTTAGCATCAAAGATTTAATTTCTGACATATCATCTTTGATAGTTTGTATTTCTGACTTAACTTTATTTATTTCATATTTTTCTTCTTTTGCCATCAATACTTTTTCATTGTAATCTTTAATTTCAACAATATTTGTATTAATTAACGCATTTGTTCTAGTGTCTCTAACAAAAGAAGTTCCTTGGATTTTTATTTGACTCATTTTAGTTTCCTGCCGGTAAAGCTACCACACTTAAATTAGTAACCTCAGGAATACTGGTGCTATCACTTGAAGTCAAAACAACCTTAAATGCAAATTGATTAAATGATGAATATGTTAATCCTGTAGAGGTGCTCAAGTAAGAAATTTGATTATTAGCAACACCATTTATACCTGGTGCTAATTGTAGTTGTAAATAATCTTTTGTATTCTCAGAGAAACCATATGAATTATTGATATATGTTAATAATTGCCATGGACCATCTGTAAACCGCTGCGAATCATTTAAATTTTGAACTCGAGCAAACACAAATATATTGGTATTATTAGGTCTATATGCAGTTAAGTATACTCTTAAATCTCCTGAAGAATTTATGTTGGATAGAGAAATAGTTTTGCTTACATAACGAACTCCAGCATTTCCTTCAGTTGGAGATAATTCTGTTGTTGTAGAAATAATAGCACCTGTTCCTGGAGCGCCGGTGTTTGCATCGTATATGGTAATGGTTGGAGGATTTAAATATCCTGAACTTGAATTTGTAACGTAAATACCTTGAACAACACCATTTGCAATAACTACATTTGCTGTAGCTTGTATTCCGCCAGAAATATCAGGTGCCGAAACGTTTGCTTGTGTAGTATTTGCATTATATCCAGAACCACCATATAATATATTAATGTTTGTATTATTTAATGGTAAATTGTTAATATTTTTTTGAACAGTAAATAATGTTAAAGCATTATCAGCAATAATAGGAGTCATTCTGTTGTCTGTTGAATTTAAAGTTGCATAGACAACAAAAGAATTTGCATTATTTGCTTGTAAATATCTAGGACCTTGACCATCGCCAAGATTTTCATCATAATAATTTGGAGCACCCAATCTACCCGGCACGACAGAAACTTCAGTAGATAATTGTCCTGATGCTAATAATCCTTGATACGAATATGTAATGTTTGTATTAGTAGGTATATAATCTGTTGTTGTAACATTTAAAGCATCAATTTCATATTGTAAATTTGTTGTCTGATTATTATAATAATTTCTAACATCATTTTGGACAGTTGTAGTTTGCGGTAAATTTGATGCAACAATAAAAGGAATCTTAGGATGCTTACTTGTATCAAAGAAACAACGATTTAAAACAAACATTAATGCTTTTGTAGAATCTCCTGTCCATTGTTGTCCATTTTGAGTTTCATATAATTGACCAGCATAAGGTACAGAAGTAATTTTTGTAACTGTTTCGGTATTTGCGCCAACAGAAGATTGCAAGGCTATATCATTTTGTGATGCAATCCAAACGTTGTATTCTGTTGACTGTGATTGCAATATAGCAGCATAAGTCACACCAGGTTGAATGTATACTGGCGCAGGGAATACAAACTCTGTCATTGTATTACTATCTGCATAATACGGTGTGTTGGATACGTTAATTTTGTCTGGATTCAAAACAACAATAGAATTATCTAATGTTTGTCCGTTTGGTGTGCCATCATTTGAAGTGCCAACAATTGATAATTGCACTGGAGATTGTGTTAATACTGCTTTTGTATTAAAAAAGAATTGCATTGAATACAAGAACATTCCATTTGGATATGTTTTTGGATCAACGCTAAATGTTTGTGCAATCGGATCATAAAGTGTTGTTGTTGGACTTTGAGCAACTGTTGTCGTTGGTGCAGTTGCAGTAGCTATAATAACTTGAGAATCAGAAACAACAGAAGGGCTAAAATTATAATTACCATTTTGTGCGTTGGATATACTTGAACCATAGAATGTGGCTTCAGCATATGTTGTTGCAGTAGTTGGATCAGTAGCAGTAGTTCTATTATCTGCACGGAACGTTTTTACGCCTGTTGTAAATGCTGCTGGAGGAACATTAAAGATTCCACAGAAAGCGCCATTCTCATTAGTTGCAAGTGGAGAAGGACCTCCATCAATTTGAGCCAATATGTAATTATTTGCTGTTCCTGTAATAGAATAAGTCGAATCAATTAATCCATAAGTTTGGTTTTGACCAATAGCAATACTAACAGAAGGATTTATTGTTGCAACTTTTGTACTAACATTATAACTAGTAATATTGCTTGTAGTTGTTATTGAAGCACCTTGTGTGCCATTTATACCAAATGTTGGCGTAGTTATTGTAATTGTTTGTGCATTCAAATTAACTGTATTGCTTGTCAATGGATGTAAAATAATATTTGTTACACCAGTATAATAATTTCCACCACCTAAAATAGAAGATACGGTGGCAATACCAGTAATATTATTTGGCAATATTGCATGATAAGGAGCTCTTGTCGACCAAACAATTTGTCCTGTTGTGGTTTGATTTGTCCAAGCCGTTGTAGAAATAGCACAAGCAACAAAAGCATCATTATCACCTTGTGTATTAACAATACGCACAGTATAATTGTTTGCAGTTAAATTGGTTGAATAGTATCCAAGAGAACCAGAAGCATTTGTTTTATTAATAATTAGATTACCGTTCAAATAAACAACAACTTCATCATCTCCCTCAGCAGCAAAATAATATGTTCCATTTGCTGTAATTGTTAATGGGAAAGTTACATCAAATGTACTTGGAGTTCCAGGTTTTGCAGAATTCCAAACTCCATAATTTTGTGCAAAAGATCCGTAACCGGCAGAAGATGTGCTATAAATTCCAGCAATTGTATTTGAAGAAAGGTCTGTAAATGAACCTCCAACACCAGAGATGTAACCATTATTAACTGTTGTAATAATTTGTGTATTAATTAATTGTGCATATGCAGTATTACTTAAATAATTTCCGTTAGCATCAAATTTTGCATTTGAAATAATATCTGTAATATAATCTGAATTATTTAAAGCAGAATAATTTGTACTAAAATCAGAAGTTACATATAAACGAACATTGTTTGAATTAGGATAATTGTATGTGTAAGCAACCACAGCAATTGGATAAAATGTGTTATTTGAAGTGATACCAATCACATCATCTTCCTGAAATTGGCCAACAGAATTTTTTAATTCAATTATATTTGGATTGGTTATGTAATTATTAACATTAACGCCATCAAAATAACAACTAATTGGAGTGTTAATTTTCATATTTTTAGCACGGAAAATTAACTCTTGTGGTCTGATGTATGGTTGTAAAGTATTATTTCTCACATAACCATTGTTCAGTACATAAGAAGAAACTAAACTTGTAGTGTTTGATGTTCCTGTTGGTAACTGAGTTCCTGGAATAGATTGATAATTATTAACGTTGGTGGCATTTAATCCTGTGTTGGATGTATTTGCAACTAAGTTATTAATATTAGCTAATAATAAATCAGGTGCAATCGTTCCATCAATCCAATTATCCATTGGAGGATAAAGACTGCCAACACCTTTATAAACTTGAATTGCAAATGGATTTAAATTTAAAGTTCTACTTGCAAGAGTTTGTGTTATTGCTGCAGTACTGGTATATGGTAAACTATAATATCTGGACACTTTACTAACATTATTAACAACGTAACCTAATTCGGCCGCTGTGTTGGCGTCCATCTGATTTAAACTGTTTATAGCAGTATTTGCTTGTAATTTGAAATTATAAACATTATGTGAAGCCGAAAATGAATTTTTTAATGTATCAATTGATGCTGAAAAATATGGATTAGAAGTGTCTGCTACTCCATAAGAAGTAAAATCATCAACAACAACAGCATTTTTAATTCTTGGTATTCCACGAGAATCAGGAATTAAAAAATTCATTGCTGTTTGTTCTGACGGGTTTAATGCATCAACAAAATTATCAAAACGTTTTTCCAAATCTGAAATATCTTGCATAGTCCAACGGCGATGGCGAACATTTTCAATAGATAGATTAGGTAAAATACCAGCTGGCGCTTCACTTGGCAAATACGTTGTATAAGGGTCGTGATATAAATTAACAAGTATCAAAGAACCATCAGGTTCAGTTGGCAATTCTGGATTTAATGCTGGTTTACCTTGGATAATTTGAAAGTTTTTATCTTTACTTAAAACCAACCTGTCACAACGTGACAAATAATAAGAATAATTACTAATAAAGTTTGTTAAGTCTTGCGGAATATAAGTTCCTGTATCATCAGAACTTGGATTTCCTGTATATTCTAAAGCATAGGCTGATGTACCATTTACACGACATGGCCTAAAGTCAATACAATCTCTCAAATTGTATACGGTACCACGGTTGCTAAGATAACTTGGAATCTGAGAATATGTTTCATTAACATAAGACTGGTAACTGAAATAACCATCTGCTAACTGAGATGTATGTGAATAATAATTAAATACAACTAAAATATTACCTTTAGGGTTTGGTGCTCCCGGTTTTAGTATAATACCAGCATGGGAATAAATGCTATCTCTTTGTCCATTATCAAGCACAAAACTACTTGTAAGGTCGTAAGCAGGATCAGTCATCATTGATGTGGTAACATTTGCACTACGAGACAAAGAGTCTACAACTTTAACTATAGATTTTACATCAGTTACATATAAACTTTGTGTATTACTTACACCAACAAGTGCAGAATTTTTAATATAAACTTGTGCATTGGTTAAATCATAATATACATTTGCTACTCCAGTTACCGCAGTGCCTGTTACAGCAGCATTTGCCGTTGTATTACCAGTAACTAAAGTTTTTGTTTTTAATACGTGTTGAGTATTATCTGCATTAAGAATATTGACTTTAGAAATAATGGAAACAGTCAAACCAGCACCAGTATATTTACCAGTTAAATCTGAGATAGTTAGTACGGAATTATTTGTTCCAGAAATAACAACAGATAAGTTTGCCGTGTCCGCTAAATCTAAAATACTATTAATTGCGCCTGTATTAGCTGTGTTTGATGAATTTGTAATAATTGCAGTATAGTTCTGTTTAATTGCATCAGCAGATAATGTTCCAGGTCCGCCTTCAAAACCAACAACACCTTGGCTGCCCACAGGTATAGTAATTTGTAATGCTGCGGGTGTGCCGGTAAATTGCTTCCTTCTGAAAACTTGTCTAGAAGAATAACTTGTTCCAGAAATAGAAGCAACATATGGATAACCAAGGTTGTATATTAATTCTGGAACATCCGGATTTTCATAGAACGTGCCATTGGTAATAATTCCACCAAGTTTACCTTCAATATTGATATTGGCATTTGCAGAGATTGCATAGGTTGAAGAATTGGCAATAACAATAGAATCAACATCTTTTGTACCAAATTGTAGTGCAAACGTAGAATTTGCAGTTGGTGTTGTAGTAAATGGTGAATTTACTGTTGCGGTCAAAGTTTGAGCATTATAACTTACAATAGTTCTAGAATCACCAATTGAAGGTCCAGCAATAATTGTTAATGTTACACCATAATAAGCATTGGCTACAGTAGAGAATATACCATTATTGGGGAATACAATTGTTGTAGCGTTGGCACTTGTTGCATTGCCGGTCAAAGAATTTGTAACAATATCGTGTACGTATGCTTTAAAAACATATGATGATGTATTTGCATCTGTTGTGTCATGGTCATATACCAAATCTGTTATGTAACCAGTACCAACTAATGTTGAATTGTATGTATTTGCGTTAGAAGTTATAATAGAACCGGCACCAACAATATGCACATCAACTTTAGGACTTGTAGAAACATCAAATAAACCACCAACAGTATCAACATAAAAATATTGACCATAATCAATATAATTATAATTATTATTTTGAGTTGTGGTTGTTTGTGCTCTGTCGTTTGTTAATACTAAAGTAGATTGATTTTCTATACGATAACCATGAACATAAGCAACACCTTTACCAATTTGCAAATCATATTGTGTATAACCATTGTGGCCATTTGGTGTTGCTGTATTTGAAACCGGGTTTAAACCAAAATTATCAACGATAAAATCGCCATTAGTTTCATAAGTTCTTTTGGCCAAATAATCATCAATAGAAGAATATTGAGTGGTATTATTAGTGTAAACAATTTGTCCATTAACAACACGAGTCAACTCAATAAAGTTTTGGTCATTACCTAAAGTAATAGGTAGTGTTACCAATGTTAATAGAATTTGATATCGGTCAGCACCTGGTGCTTGATAGTTTGATGCACCAACTGCTGGATCCAATAGAGATGGATCGTAGTTATAACTAACAATGTTTTCTGTAATGTTTAAACCAATTCTCAATGATGGAGAATTATCATACTTATCAAGAACGATTGTTTGTGGATTAACTTGAACAAAAGCTCCATTTTGAATTACTTCTCCAGATTTATTTGTATAGTTTGAAGAAACCCAAAATACACCTTGAGAAATAGAAGCTACAGAACTTGATCCTGTTGCGTTTGATGCAATTGCTTGCACTTGTAAATTGTTGTTTGAAGTGTTGAAAAGAACTGCACCATTAGAAAAATGTTGGCCGGACAAATAAGAAACGATTAATGTTGTAGGATCACCACCAACACCTGTAGAAGGAATAGCAGCAACAACAGTTGCAACAATTGTACCTGTTTGGTCTTGAATTGTTTGACCAAGGAATTGTGAAATGATTGAATCGGAAGAAACACCAAGCGGAGTGGTTGCCAATAATTTAATGTAATAACAATTCACATTTACACTTACTTTTCCACCAGAAATAGGAGTATTTTGAGCAAAAATAGCTGAAGCAAAATTAACAATCTGATTTTGAGTGATTGATTGAGATTGTGTTAGTTCTCTTGCTTGTACCGCATAACCTGGTTTAAAGAGTATACGATAGAAGTTTTTTGCTGGATCAAAATCATCATAATATGGGCTTACATTAAAATTCAGAGACATTTTATTCCTTTAGTATCCTAGGACAAACTTAAATTGTTCAATACCGTCAGCACTTCTTTGAACTCCACTTCTATTTTCTATGTATGTGAGATAACCAGAAAAAGGTATAAAAGTAGAAGTGGAAAAGTTCAAAACAGTTCTTGCATTTTTTGATATACTTCCTGTTAAACTAGAATTCAATACAGGAGTTGTTCCTACTGTTATATTTATCAACTCGACCAGGTTGGTTGCAGAGTTAAAACTCAAAACTGTGCCAGAAAATACGACTTGATTATAAGTAGGTGAATTTGCGTTAAGGTCAACTTGTGTTACGATTTCATCATTTATATATGTTCCAATGCCTGGCGCTACTGTAACTTTAATTGAAGTGTTAAATTCCATATCTGTTGCTGGAAGTGGATATGAGTCTTGTGATGTTGGATTAACTAAAAGTCCTATTTGACGATAATTAATATCCGTGGGTAATGAAGAACCTTCACTTCCACTAAATTCAATATTATACATTGTTCTAAAGCAACCTAATTCAGAAATGGGGTCAAATCCGTGTCCTCCAACTGGAGATACTGGTGCCACAGCAGTTGCCGTATTTGATAATGTATCTGTAGTAGTAATTACTACATTTGCATACGTATAATTATAACCTGGATTTGAGACAGTAATATCAGTAATTACACCACCAGAAATAACAGCATTGGCGCTTGCTCCAAAACCATCACCAACAATCTTAACTGTGGTATTTTGCGCTGTGTAACCCACACCACCATTAGTTACATTGACTACTTCCACATCACCTGATCCAGCATTTGTTAAAGATTGAAAGTTGTAACCAGAACTTGTTGGTGTATATGTTGGACTAGGTGAAGTGTGTACAATAGGAACGGGGATCCAAGATGCGTCTAAAAAATTGACCTGGTCTCCTCCAGTAATTACAAACATAAACTTCCATTTATACCCATCTGAACCAACAAAAATGTTATTTGTTCCATAATTTCCTGGTTGAAAAAACGGTTCTACAGTTGTTGGAGCGCCATTATTGTTCCAAAGACATTTGAAAACTTGATTATAACGATTTCGTACATAAAAATTATTAATCAAATATCCGTTGGTATCTGTTGCAAATATATCAATATTGTCTTGGTAATATTGATATGTTGTTCCTGTTTGCCAATCAATTCTTTGTGCAACTGACCTAATGTTATTTGAAGTCAATCGTTTAAGATAAAACATATTCTTAAAAACAGATTTAATATACTTTTGGTCTTGTGTGGGTTGTGCTGGATCCTCAACATTCGTCAAAGGGTCGGTCGGCCAAGGATCAACTTTTGACATAAACGCATAAGTCGTTTCAACTATATTACCTGAAGAAGTAATAGTGGAAATTGGAGCATAATAGTTCTGCTCAATTTGAGCCACACTAGCATTGTAGGTGAGTATATTTTTATTAGAATCTGACATAATATGTATTTATTAGCTATAGGAGATTTGACAATAAGTATTTCCTTGGTCGGTACCAATACTGAAATACTTAATGTATGCTGAATGACCAGATGTCAAAGTGAATGACGTGGCACCAACTGTTGAATTATTTGCCAAACAACCGTGTGTAATAGTATGATTTGAACCAGGACCTGTATCTGTATTAGTTAACCAAACTTCAACAACCTTACCTGTTTTGAATCCGGTCAACGATAATGTTGTAGTAGCATTTGTTTTAAAATAAAATAATGAAGTATTTGCAATATCAATAGTCAACGATGTCGTGATACTAGACAATACATTAGGTGTGAATACAAAACCTTTTTGTGGGTTTACTTCACCGGCAAATGTAACATCCACGCCATTGAAGTTTGCAATGTTTGTTAGCGTATTGCTACCGATTGGTGTATTCCATAGTTGCAACTGTGTGCCACGATTTGTATCAGTAAAATCTTCTACCGCAACAATATCTAAACGGCCTGATCCTAAGGGTGCATAACCTGTTGTACCAAAACCATTACCAGAGAAACGGGTCAATATATCACCTGCTTTGACACCTGTTGGGTTGGATACATTACCCCTCGCAGAACGACCAGCATAAACAACATAAGTGTTTGCACCATATGAATCGGTAACAATACGTGAAGATACGTTTTGTTTACCAGAAATGTGAATCATGTAACCATCTTGTGATGGTACTGCAACGTTTGGTGTTGCTGTAATCGTCAATGCTGATTGTGTATTTGAGAATGAAGTGTTAGTTAAAACGACCTGAGCATTCATGTTAACGATACCTGTTACATTCAATGTGCCTGTAATATTTGCAGTACCATTTGATGTTGTAGTACCATTAACAACTAAATTTCCTGTGGAAATTACACCAGTAATTGATTGAATTCCATTGGCGATCAAATTACCAGACACTATAACCGAACCATCTGTTACATTACCTGTACCAGGATTTAAATTAATGTTACCACCTGTGCCGTTCGTTGCCAAACTAGTACCTGATGTGATTGTGATTGAACCCCCTGGATAACCGCCCGAATCACTACCAGCGGTGATATTCAAATTCTTACTATTGTTTACACCACTTGATGTTGCAATAGTACCATTAGATGTGAAATCGACAGCAGATTGTATGAAAGCGTAATTTGCAGTAACGTTTCCTGTAATTGTCAATGAACCGTTAAGTGTTCCTGTTGTATTAGCCAAAGCATTATTGGCTACACCAAATGCGGCATTTGCTTGAGTAAAAGCACCGTTAGCATATGTTGCCGCTGAGTTGGCAGTAGACCAAGCAATTGAACCATTAGAACTGGTAAATGCCGCATTAGCTACAGTAAACGAAGCATTAGCTTGTAAGAAGGCAGCGTTATCTCTTGTAAATACCGCATTAGCTTGCACAAAAGCGGCATTAGCGGTAGACCAAGCAATTGAACCATTAGAGCTGGTGAAAGCCGCATTTGCTACGGTAAACGAAGCATTAGCTTGATTGAAAGCAGCATTAGCCTGATTAAACGAGGCAGTAATTGAAGTATTTTGTGTTAAATTTACACCTGTTAGTAATACTGTATTTGCCGCTGCGGTATTGGCGGCCGCAAAAGCAGCAATAGAATATGCGTTAGTTGCTGCAGCCGTTCTTTGCACAGTACCATCACTAAATGTCATATAAGATTGTGTGTTTAACACCAATCCATTTGCAGTAATCTTTGCAGAAATATTATTTGCAAATTGGCCACCGACAGCAAATACTAAATTTGCATTGGCAGACGCAGTACCTATTACTAAATTACCTTGATTTCCGTTGGTTGTAGGACCTTGTACGATCAAATAACCATCATATGGTTGTTGTGATGTTTGTCCTAATGGTATAGGATTCCATTGAGAATTGTTAATACCCAAATCAACATAACTATTTGAATTTGTACCTGTATCTGCTGTTATGATGTAATCTGCTGCACCAGTATTGCTAAAATTTTGTAAATTAACTTGAGTATATAACGGATCACTATTTGAAAATTGTGCAGTTGTATTTGGAAAAACAATTAAATTATTACCAACAGGAAGAGAGTTGTTTGAGTATAAAGATGCTCCAATAGTCTGTGCAGAAAATTGTGCAGTTATATTAGCAGAAAGGTCAACACCAACAAATACGGTTTTTGCTGTGTTTGGATTTAATGTTGAAATCTGTGGTAGATCCGTGATCTTTATGGTACTCATTTTTTATCCTAAATTGTAAGAATTATATTTCCGTTTTGGTCTGTTATCTGATATAAACCATCTTGTGTTGTCAGCTCTGGTATAAATTGTACGCCAATAGGTCCATAAATCAAAACATTTGAATCGTATGCCTTTATTGTTCTACTGGTTGACATAAACCCATTAGAAACAGTATTTGCTATATTACCATTTAGGTATATTAAACCTAACGGATAATTTATGTTTGTTACAGTTTTTGCCGAATTATTAGCTACTAAAACACTATCTCCCGCACGAACAATGTCCATCAAAGGTACGTTAGGATTACTATAAACCCCACCATTGATAAGATTATAAGAGTTCGTTAATGATTTAATATTTATGACATTACTATTGGCATTTGCTGAAACATACGCAACATTTGCAAAGGCTACAAAAACATTATTTTTAGTAATAATATAAGGGTTGAATCCACTATCTGCCAATAAATCGTCTGTGCCGGTATTGGCCAATAAATCTTCAGAACCAGTCTCAACTAACAAATCCTCATTGGAACCAAAGAAAACCGAAGAAACTTCAAATGAATAATTATCTCCGTTTGCAGTAATAATATCAATTGTACTATTGGGAGATATAATTTGTTGTACATTAGCATCAAATGTATCTATTAAAGTTATAATATTACTACTTGGATTAGTAAAACTACCAGAAATAGAAATGCCTGAAGAATTTGAACCAGTATAGTGAGATAATGAATAACCTTGATTTAAACCATCCGCTGCAGTGAAACGATAGTTATTGGCAGACTCCATTGCATACCGACCTATGTATTGCATACCAGACGGATGTAATAGGTCTAATAATACTTTTCTGTATTTTGCAACTTCTTTATTTAACGTAAGTTGGTAAGTGTAATTGTTATATGTTGAATCTTCTAGAACATCAAAGCCACTTGGTTGACCAGAAGAATCCAAATATTGTCCTTGGCCAATAACAAGACCATCTAAGAATGTGGCTGTACCTGTTGCATGGCCATCGCCATAAGTTAATGTTCCTTGTGTTGCGTTATATCTTGGATCATCTATTGTATAAGACGAAGGACTTATAGTCAGTAAAACTTCACTGGTCCTATCAATTTTCAATGGTGCGGCAACATTAACTGTCGTTTGATTGTAATTGTAAACTCGCAATACATAAACTGATTGTTGATTGTTTGCATTGTTGATTACTTTATTTGTAGAATAAACAAAAGCTGAATAAATTGCCGTATTTGGAGCTGATCCTTGATATACAAAGTCGCCATTTTTAGGAAAATTATTAGTATCCACATTTGTTACAACAATATCTTGTACTTTAAAAGTTACGTTTGGTGCAGAAATATAATCTTCACCCGGATTAGTAAGATTAATGTTAAGAATTGCACCAACTTCATTTGTTACAATTGAAAAAGTGGCGTCAGTACCTAAAATACCGGGAACCGACAGTACAGCATTGGCTGCTTGATTATTTGCTGAATTAATTGTAATTGTTGGTAATGTTTGGTTCGTATAACCTAACCCACCCAAAGGATATTGAATATTTTGATTGTAAACATAACCAACGGAAGTAATTGCACCGTTAGAATTTACTGTTAATACATTGGCATATGCGCCATATCCAGAACCTCCTGAAAAAACAATTATATCATTGGCTACATAACCCGAACCACCATTTACGATTTGTATTGGACCTAAAATTCCTAATGTTGCCACATCTTCCAAATATACATTGTTTTCACTTTCAAAAGAAGATTCCAAAGAAATTTGTGGAGTTCCTGAAATACCACCGCCGGCAGAAGTAACAACGATAGATGCTACTGGATAAGTGGTAAAACTAATAAAATCAAAACTATTAGCTAATGTTGTGTTTGCGTTTGCATGCGGATTTGAAAAAAAACCATACTCTGAACCATTACCAATTGTGGTATTATTTAATGATGCGATGTAATTGTTTGAAATTAAGGTAACATTTGCAACATTGGGAGATGTTGTATCAAGTCCGCCAACAATTGCAATTGCACCACCAGAATTTGTTAATGTGACTATTGTGTTTGTTGTATAACCAAAACCTTCTGTGACTGTATTAATACGCTGAATGGATCCTGATGTTACATCTCCAACAACAGCTGTTGCTCCCATAGGGTTGGCAATATTTGAATTTAAACCACCATAGACAATAACAGGATCACCAGTATTATAGTTTTGGCCAGGATTAGCAATTAAAATTTGACTAATTTGGCCAACAATAATAGCAGTTAAAGTTTCTGCACCAATTGTTATAGCTTTTGCTAATAACTCAGGCGTATTTGTTGGAACAATTTTACCATTTAGAAAATATACAGGCTGATTGTTTGAGTCTACAACAGTAACGGATTCACCTGATTGAAACAGACGTTCAATATTTGATATGAATACTTCTGTTTTATCTCCAGCAACAATAGAATTTTCAACTGTTGCAATTGATTTTGAAATGTTTCCAAAAAGTCTTAAATTACTGATGTATAAAAAATTTGAATCCAAGGTAGCTAATTTTAAACTTCTTGGAACATACCAATTACCCGCAGAAGCTCTTAAAACTGCATCTTTGGTATAAAATATATCTACGTTAGAATTGTAAAGAATACGAAATAAAAATTCAAATGAGGCCGGTGTGCCTTTGGCTTGATATAAGTTTTTTGCTAATTTAAATACTTCTGCGGTGTTTTTTGCTGCCCAAGTTGAATCTGGTGGAAAATAATTAAGAAAGTCATTAGAAAAATATTGAATAAACTCATCAATAGTATTATCAATATCGTCATAATTTAATAAATTTTTAGTAGCGTAAGTAACACCTTGGTTATTTGCACTAACAATCGTACTTGCTGAATTGGCTGCGTTAGTAGTTTCTAACCATTCATAATATGCTTGCAAGAATAATACAAAATTGGCATAAGAAGTATCATCACGAATAAATTCGGGCAGCTGTGACGGTATTAATAACGAAGTTTTATAATTATTTGGTATCATTTAATACTTAATTGTTTATTTCTAATACATTAACAGTAATAGCATTTGCATCAAAAGGATCGGAAGTTATGATTCCATCGTATGTTGAAGAAATAACTGATGTTGTTGGAGTAACACTTATTGTTAATTCGCCTAAAGGATTATTTACGGCAATAGGATTGAAAGAATTTAGTGTAATTATACCATTTGTATAATCTATCGTACCTACGTTTGAATTTAAAACTGTCTTGAGTTGGCCGTTTGTTGTATTTGCATAATAATATGACCTTAGAGTTCCATATTGACCTTCTAAAATAGCAACAGCAGAACCTAATCTTCCAGCTGTATCTGATGTCTGAGGTGTGATTACTACGATAGCAGCAGTATAGTTGTTACCCGAATTTGTGATGTTAATAGCTGAAATGGATCCGTTAATAATTTGACAATTTGCCGTTGCACCAGTTCCGTCACCAATAATTTTAATTGTTGGTGGTAATTGATAATTAAATCCTGGATTAACAACATTAATTGATTGTATTCCAAAAGTCTCTGTCAGAAATTCTTCTAGATATACTCCAGAAATATTATTTGCTAAATTTGTAGGATTAACAAAAGTTAATTCTGGTGAACTTGATACACCACTAGAGAAAGTTCCTCTTTGTAATGGTGTATTATAATTTAATGTATATGTTGATGGTATTGAAAAATTTGGATAAAATTTCTTTTGCAATTTGAGTTCATAATCACTTGTAACTACAGATTGATTTGTGTTCTGTATTGAACTTAATAACCCATAAGCATTAAAAGTAGAATTAAATGTATTTAATGTAGATGAGGTAAATGACTTAACACTAGTCAATATTGCCGATTGTAATTGTGCTGAAGTTAAATTGGTTTGTTTTGGATTATAATAAGCATTTACTGCCAATTTAATGTATGTATAATCAGGATTTATAATATTAGGAGTTACTGTTAATATACTAATAGGTTTGATAACATTAGTTAATAATTGTTGTTTTTGTGTTTCCGTTAAATCATAAGCCCCGGTTGGTTTTAAACAAATAAACACTTGGCCATATGCTGGCGGATTATTTTCTTCACCGCCCCAAACATTAACCGCATCAAATGTAATACCTAAAGTGTTTTGTTGTATTGCGGTAATGTAATCGTTTTTAGTTACAGCTCGGTTTTGTGCAGTAAATGATTTTGGTGCTTGAAATTTAATAGAATCAATAGATTCTTGTGGTTTGCCATTTGATGCAGCGGTTACTGGTATTACTTGAGTATTAGCAAAACCTCCAATAGAACTCATTAGTGTAAACGAATTTGCGCCGTGAGCAGCAGTACCTTGTGTAGAAATATAGGAAACTTTAACAATATTTCCGTCTATTAATGTTTGTCCTAAAACTCCGTCACCAAAATAAATTTGATAGTTGCCAGAAATACCTTCTTGTAAGAAGTAAACAGCACTACTACCATTTAATGTTAAATAATCTGTTGCATTATTGAAAATTTCATACGAATTATTAGAAGATGATTGTTGAACAAGAACAATCAAAGATGAGGTATCAATATTACTATCAGGAATTTCAAAAATAAGTCCTGGATTGGCCGTAGTATTAACTGTAAAATTATAACTTAAAGGTTGTCCTTGTTTAATCTCAACACCATTAAAAGTTACTGTGCCATTAACAGTATTGTTTGCCATCGTATTTGTGGTAACAAAAGTATAGTTTACACCATCAATTGCTTGAGAAATGAATTTTGTGTAAATTGGCAATGTTAGTGAAGATTGCGATACTTGGTTAACTTTGATATTAACTGTAGCTGTAGGTGCAATAGCTGATTGTGGAGTATAATTTAATAGTTTGGCATGAGATACGACCGATTCTCTTTGTACCGCAGTGTCCAAAAACATTTCATTGGCAACCATATTGAGATAGAAGGCATTATACTGTGTGTTGTATGCCAAAATATCAAGCAGAATGGATAAACCAGATCCTTTAAAGTTGTAATCTTTAAAAGTATCTTGACTTTGTAAAAAATTAGTAAAGTTTGTCTTTATATCACTAAAGTCCAAACTCGATAATTGGATATTACTGTTGGCTGCTGCCATTATCGTGTCCTCTCAAGCAGTACGTTTACTGAAGATGGTTGTGTATTATTACCAATATAAACTGATAATTCAATGAAAAAAGAATTTAAATCTTCCAGAGCAGTAACGACCAATGAATTGATTGTAGCCCTAGGCTCAAAATTTCTAATAACTGCCGAAATTTCTTTTTCTAAAGCGCTGGATGTAATAGCTGACGTATTTTCAAATAAAAAAGCATTTAAATTTGACCCCAACTTAGGTTGAAATGGTCTTTCATAGAAATTAGTCAACAATAAATTACGAATAGAACGAATTACGGACTGTTCGTCATAACTCATCGCCACATCTCCTGTTACCGGATTAGGCGTAAAAGTTAAGTCTATATCGGAGTATATCTTTTTTAGTGTATTGGCCATCGTTTATTTATGACTAGTTTAGGTTGATAGTGGAAGCACTAACACTAAAAGTACCGCCGGCAGTAATATTGTAGTTTCCTCCAGCCTTTGTAGTTATATTGCCTCCAACCTGTACATTGGCATCTCCGCCAACTTTAACATCAGCTTTTCCACCAACAGATGCCGTAGCATCTCCAGAGACGTTAACATCTGCATTTCCACCAACTTTGGCTACAGCGTTACCGCCAACAGATATATTCGCATCTCCATTTACAGTAATATTACAAGTACCTTTAATGGAAACAAAATTACTACCTGAAATAACCTCATAATTATCAGCAACAATTCTTGTTACTTGAGTTCCGTCTGGTCTAATTTCAAGATATGTGCCTTTTCTATGTGCTAAATGAATTCTTTCTGCACTTGGAGTATCATCAAATTCTAATACATGGCCAGACTCAGTTTGTTTTACATCATTATAAGGAGGTATGGCTGCATAAGATGGTACCGGTTGTGACCACGAAACTCCGGCAGAGTCTACTCCAGAAACAGCAGCATCTTTTTCTGCTTGAATAATGGTAGTATCAATTTCTTCATTTCTGTATAACCGACTTGATGTTGGTTCATTTAAACGACTAGGATAAGGTCCAGGTGGTTGATCCGCATAAGGAGAAGTTGGTCTATTAGAATCTCCTTGGTCACTAAATCCTTTTCCTGAGACTGGAGCTCCAGCTGGTACTCCAGGTAAAACACCAAAATACATAGGTACTTGGCCAGACATACCGTCCATATAGAAACCAACAACCCAATCACCTTCATAAGGCGACTTATACTCTTTTGAATTGTTTGGTGAAAATACAGGCTGAGCCCAAGGTAAATCCTCCGATGGAATGCTATCCATGTCATCTGTGTGCCAACCATGCACCCTAATCTGACATCTACCTAAATTTAATGGGTCTTGTCTACTCTCAACTACTCCTAACCACCAGATAAATCCGTTGGCTCCTAAAAATGTTTCTTCTTTCATGCTAAAGTACCTTGCACAGTATTTTGCCAAATTGAAGCATTATTATCAACATCCAAGTATCCCGCTTGTTCAAAGTTATTTGGCAGACTTTCTTTAATCAATTCTAACATTGTAGTATAACCGCCTGTTTGTATTTGATGTTTAGTTGCAGCAACCAAATAGTTACCAGAATATATTTTATCCAACTCTTTAGGTATTTCTTCGGAACCAGAAGGTGTATTGGATAATAAATTAAATGTAACCACTTGACCCACGGTAAAGTATGGATTACCTGCAACAGAAATTCTTATCTTATGATATGTATTTGTGTGCATTTGTGCTTTTCTATGCGTCAAAACTTTTTCAATAAACACATCTTTAGTCACAGAACCCGGATTTTTACTAATGTATGGATTTTGATCTTGGTTTGCATTACTTACTGCCATTCTTAAAGTGGCCATTGGAGTATCAGTTAATGCATCTCCATTTCTATTCTGAAGTGAATTAATAACAGGATTATTATTATTTAAACTTTGTGCTTGTTTAGAATATTCTGCATAATTAAAATCTGTTGTATTTGATGTTTGTTGAAGTGGATCCAATGAAATTAACCGATTTGCAAATACTCCAGAATTTACACCATGTAAAGAATCAAAAGATTTTTCTACTTTCCACCACAATACATTAAATGTTTGGTCTGTTAAATCGTTAAAAAACTCTTGACTTAAATTTTTTGGTCCGTATACAAATGTATACACACTTGATTGTTGCATTAGTGATTGCATAGAAGCAAAAACATATCCATAACCATCTTCAAAAAATATCATGTCTGCACCAACACAAGAAGAATCGGCAGGTAAAGCAAATTGTGCTACCCAATTAATTGCCTCAAATGGATGAAAATTTGGTACAATAAAACTATAAACGCCTTGAGTATCTTCTATCTTACTGGCATCATATTTTCCACCAGCAGAAACATCTTGAACATTTAATTGATTTTGTAAAATGTCAGTAATAATTTCACTAATCATTTGACCATTATAAGACTTACTAATTTTGTATTGTTCCGATACCATATTTTCATCAGAACAAAAATATAGAATATAATTCTCGGTCGCCTCATTGTCGGTTTTTTGTCTGTGTCCTATTTTATATAAACGAAATAGTTTATCAATAACAGTAGAACCATCAGAATTATCAGGACTTTCTTTATCTTTAGCAATTTTAACTCTTAAATATTCATTACCATGTAAATTTAATTTTTCAATAATGCCTTGCGCATCTGTAAGTAAAAGAGTTCCCGTTGTGGTATGAGCAAATATATCTTCATGATATATAAACTCAGACATCATTGGTTTTAAATTAACAGGTTCAGGTGAACCAGAAGATAATATGTTTAATGCTATTACCTTAAAATCACGAGAATAAGCATAACCTTCCTGACCTTCAGAAGGACCAGCTAGTGGTTGAGGTGAACTATCAATGTCAAGTGCCATAAATTATTTCAGTAGAGAGACTAATTGGTTTTCCAAAGGAATTGCATATTTGCTGTTAATGATGTTAATTGACCTTTTTGCTTCATTTGTTTGAACTTCATAATCATAGATATTCAATATATTTCTACTTGTAGTTACTGTAACAGGAGAACCATTAGGAATATTATAAGTTATACCAACATCTTCTTGTGGCGTATTATTATATGTATCTAGGTCAATAACAAAAGTATCAATAGAGGTTGTGCCTGTTCCTGTATCAACGGTTGTTACTATTTTTTGATATTCGTATACAGTAGATTGTGTATACGCCACTACTGTTTGATTGTTTGCATTGGCTGCCGTAGTATACTTATCGTTTAAATATATTTCAAAATTATAATTTGATATTGGTAAATCCCATTGTGGGTCTAATATTTGATTGCCATACATTACTAACCAATAACGATAAGAATCTCCATAATACTTTGCTGCAATCACTTCTGGCGTATCACCATCTTGAACATCATACTTATAGAATAATGATGGATTATTTAAAAGGCTAGGCAACAGTTCCGTTCTAACCATTAAATTAGTTGCTAATGTGTTTGCACTAGTAATATTTGAAACTTGAATTCTAGGCATAGCTCTAAAATATTTCATTATCTTACCTGTAGTGAAGGATTAGTTGAAGCCAATCTGTTTCTATTAATTTGGTCAATCTCTTTAAACTGTAGTGTCAATCTTGTTTGTACCGGTGCACCACCAGAGAAAGAAGTCCAACCATTTGGTGCATAATCTACATTAACATTTTCCAACACACAACGACCAAATTTCATAAGTCTAGCATTTTCAACACCTTTGGTTGCTGAACCGCCACCACCCAATAAACCAGCAACAGCATTACCTAAAGGAAAGCCAGATACCAAACTATTGCCGGCTTGTTGCAATTGATTTAAAAATCCTGAAGCAGGACCTTGTGTTGCCATTCTGAATGATAATTCGTATTGTGCCGGAGGAATATAATACAAAGAACCGTGTGATATTGTTGGTGATGAAGAATAGATAAAAGCATTTACAATAGAAGATACTTGGTCGGATTCTTGTTGAGATTTTGGAGTCATAATAAATTCTAATTGAAATGTTCTAAAACTAATACCTTTGTATATCAATTGCATTTGTGGGTTAACTGCATAACCAGCATTAGATAAGTTTAAAGCAGCAAAATCTCCACCGCCTTTTTGACCGCCTATAATATTAGAAAGTAATTCAGTAATTTTTGGATCAGCAGATAGTGATTTAGTTGATTGTCCATTTTTGAGTTGGCCAACAAAATCTTGGGCACCTTCAATAAGTCTATTAACGCCACCAGTTGCTTCAGTCAATGACAATTCATCATATTGATTATCATAAGAAATATTCAATGTGTCTGGCATATATAAATTAATAATTGTCTGTACTTGACCGGCCGCTTGAGGTGTATTTGTTGCAGTAAGGTTACCTAAAACACCAGTTGCTACAGATTTTAGTGCTGATACAGCTTGGTCAAAAAAACTTCCAGATTCGGAACTAGAGGCACCCAAGCTTGAATCTGAGGTAGAACTGGAGGCTTCCGTTGCAAAATCATTCGGTACTGTATTAAAAACAGTAAATTGAATCCAATGCATTCGTGAAGGATCATTAGTTAAATCTTGTGGATATTGTAGTATGTTGGCGCCACCGTTGCCGAGCAGACTAGATAGTGGTCCACTCAGTAAACTACCTATACTTGAAGTGGATATTCCACCAATTTGATTGAAAACGGCCATTTTGATTTTTTTATAGAAAGGTAATAATAGTTATTTATATGGCTTATTCAGGCTTATTTAAACCTCGTAATCCTCAAAAATATGTTGGTGATCCGACCAACATTGTCTATCGTTCAAGCTGGGAATGTAAGGTAATGTATTGGTTAGACAACAATCCAGACATTTTAACATGGGCTAGTGAAGAAATTGCAATTCCCTATAAATCTCCAGTTGATAATAAATGGCACCGATACTTTCCTGATTTTATTGTTAAATCCAGAACAAAAGATGGTAAATTAAAAACATTAATGATTGAAGTTAAACCTAAAAAACAAACTCAACCTCCCGAACAAAGAAAAAGAATCACCAAACAATATATTACAGAAGTGACCACATGGGGTGTTAACCAAGCCAAATGGAAAGCAGCTAATGAATATTGTTTAGACCGAGGCTGGCAGTTTACTTTAATGACTGAAGATCATTTGGGACTCAACTAAATAATCAAATGGCATATCAATCAAAACTTACAGAACTGGCTCAAGAGAAATCTTCTTTAGACCAACAAATCCTCTCTAAAGATTCAATGAGGTGGTTGAAAGAGAAAATTGATGAGATACGAAATCCGTCTGCGATTCCAAAAGGTATCTCTCAAGAAGCATTCCGAAACAGCAAACGATTCCTGTTGGGAAGATTGTATTGTTTTTATTACGATCCAATTGGTAAGGCAGATTTACCATATTATGATAGATTCCCAATGGTACTGGCATTAGAGAAATACAATGACGGTTTTCTTGGTTTAAATCTACATTACTTGCCATATAAGTATCGGTTGGCATTCCTCGGTAAATTGATGAAATACGCAGTCCTAAACGATGATAATGATGTGATGAAGATTCGTGTCACCTATGATATATTACAGGCCTCCAAGACGTTTAAAGAGTTTAGGCCGTGTATTAAACGTTATCTGACCAGTCAGATTCGTTCAAAAATACTTACCATTCAACCAAACGAATGGGAAATAGCGGCATTCTTGCCTATTCAACAGTTCAGGGGTGCCAAAGCAACGGATGTTTGGAAAGATTCGGTAGACGAAATTAAGGATACCAATAAAACTTTTGGTTCCATATCTTAAAAGGTATAGTAAATGGCAGGTACAATTAACGACTTTCGTAATAGTTTTACTACAGATGTGGCAAGGCCATCAAGATTTGATGTTCAAATTCCTTTGCCTTTAAAATTGTTGATGTATTATAACACAGCGCAACAGTTAATTTATAGATGTGAAGCTGCCGAGTTGCCTAGTGTTGCTTTTGGCACAATAGATCAAAAAATAGGTTCAAATCCTATTGAAAAGTTTCCAAATCAAATATTATACAACGATTCAACATTTACATTCATTGTATCTGATGATATGTCGGAAAAAATATTCTTTGATGGTTGGATGCAATTAATTAATCCAAACTCAACATATGACTTTGGTTACAAAGGAGACTATTCAACAACAATCCAAGTTAATCAATATGATAATACCGGTGCGTTGGTGTATACTGCTTCTTTAATTGATGCCTATCCAATTGCTGTAAATCAATTAGATTTGGACTGGAGTAGCACAGATTCACACCATAAACTTTCTGTGGTGTTTGCTTATACCTCTTGGCAGAATACTTCATTGGCCAATTTGGGAACAAATATATTGTCGGCTGGTATTGCTGCAGCTGCTGACTTTGCGGCTAGTGCTTTAGGTGAAGCAATTAGTGGTGTTGGACCATCAAACCCACCAGCATGGGATATGACAAATATTGCTGGCCAATTTAAAGATAATACGGTTGGTTTTTAATTTGTAAATTGATTTGAAAAAGGAGATATAAAATGGCTTTGCCAAAAATTGACGCACCGGTATATGAATTGACTTTACCTTTAAGTGGTAAACAAATTCGTTACAGACCTTTCTTAGTAAAAGAACAAAGAAACTTATTGATGGCAATGGAATCAGATGATGCTGAAACTATTGAACAAAATATTCGTCAAGTGTTGATGAATTGTACACTTACAGATAAATTTGACCTTGATAACATTCCTTTAATTGATATTGAATATTACTTCTTACAACTCCGTGCAAGGTCTGTTGGGGAAATAGTAGAGAACAAATATAAGTGTAATAATATAGTTCAAGATGAACAAGAATGTGGTAATATCATGGATGTCAATTTTAATCTATTAGAAATTAAAGTTGATAAACCAGAAGGCATCATTGATACCATTAAACTGAATGACAAACTTTCCGTTAAATTAAGATATCCACAATTTTCTGTTGTTAAACGTGCTACCAATTTTGATAATATGGCCGACTTGGCATTAGAATTAATTGCAGAATCTATTGAGTACATTCACGATGGCCAACAGTTTTATTATGCAAAAGAAGCTGATCCTGTTGAGTTAATTGAATTTGTTGAATCACTCAATACGGAACAATTTAGTAAAATAGAAGAATTTTTTAATAACTTACCAACGTTGAATAAAAACATAGAAATGACTTGCGGTAAATGTGGATTTGAACATAAAATTAAAGTTGAAGGCCTCGAAAATTTTTTCGGCTAACCTTTCGTCATGACAATCTGAAGAATTATTATAAAACCAATTTTGCATTGATACAGCACCACAAGTATAGTTTGGCAGAATTGGAATCCATGTTACCTTGGGAAAGGGACATCTATGTTGCTATGCTTATTCAATATATTGAAGAAGAAAACGAGAAGATTAAGCAAAAAAACATGGAAAGACGTAGATGATAACCAAAAAATTAGGCGATGAAATATTTGCTTGGAATCCTGATGCTTTTGCCGGCAAAGGGTATTGGTTCGTCTTAGGCAAAAAAGGTGGTTATGGCCGTGCCGCTTCTAAAAAAGAAATGGCTTCTCTTGGCAAACCAAAAAAAGATACGCAAGAAACAAAAGAATCCGACATCCTCAAAGAAAAAAGAAATGATGTAGATAAACAACTCAAAGTTTTTGAAGAACGTGGCTATGTTATTCCTCCTGAACAAAGAGAAGAATTTAATAAAAAAGCAGAACCTGTTAAAAAAACGCCAAAAATAAGAACTCCTCTGTCTGATGTAACGGCAAAAAATAAACCACTATCATTAGATTCTTCAGACAATCTAAAATTAAAATTTACTGGTAGTACACCAGAGCCTATCAAAAAAGGTGATTCTATTGCTGATTCTTTAGGTAAAGTATTTACTTTAATTAAAACAAAAAATGAATACAATCAAAAAAATAAAGAATTACAAAATAATTTTAAAGAAGAAAAAGAATCTGAACAACAAAAACGCCATGATGAGTTAATTTCTGCTATAACGGGTGGAAAACCAAAAGGTACTCAAGCAGTAGAAAAAACAAAAAAAATAAAAGCAGTAAAAGAACTTAAAAAAGAAAAAAAAGATTCGGTTCTTAAAAAAATAGCAAAAAAAGCCGCCAAGCCAGCGTTAATGGTTGCCGGTGGATTAATGTTGGCCAAGAAACCTACTGGTCCAGCTGCTGTCGAACAACCTGTACCCGAAGCTCGTCCCAGCGAAGCGCCAACACCTTCTGAAGAAAAAGTTGTTCCTGCAAAAGTTGAACAACCTAAACCTGGTAAGGCACCAGCACCATCAGCTAAAGAAAAAGTCACACCTGCAAAGGTTGAACAACCCAAACCCACGGCTGAAAAAGTTGGAATTCCAAGAACATCTGATGATACAAAAAAGATGATTATACGTCATGAGGGTGCAGTTCCTTATCCATATAGAGATAGTAAAGGACTTTGGACTATTGGTGTTGGCCACTTAATCGGTGACGGAAAAACTTTACCGCCTGAATATGCCGCTTGGAAAAATAATGGTGCAGTTGGTGCTAAAGGTAATAATACGACTCCTGCTTTAACTCAAGAACAGATGAATAAACTGTTTGAAGAAGATTATAAAAAACATGAAAAAATTGCAGAAAAAGGTCCAGGATTTGATAAAGCAAATGAGCCTGCACAAGGCGCATTTGTAGATTTAACTTACAACGTGGGAGCATGGTGGACTGTTTTTAAAAATGCCGCTAAATCAGCTGCCGTTGGAAATTTTGATAAAACTGGAGATGAACTAAAAGATAGTAAATGGTACACACAAGTTGGCAATAGAGCAAAAGAAGTTGTTGGTTTAATAAAACAAGGAAAAGATGGAGAACCTGCCAAATCAACACCAAGTTCTTCTATGCCAACAACAGTATCCAGTTCAACACCAACTATTCCTGGCGGTACTGGTTCTGGTGGAGGTACTGTAACATCACAAGACGAACTAATTAAATCTGGTTACAAATTAAAAAAAGGAGATGTTCAAGCAGATAATTCTCCCGTTGCTTCTAAATTATTATCTATTGCTAAATCCATCCAAGAAACATTTCCAGGTTTTGCATATTTTTCTAGTTTTAATGATGGGTTTCATCAACAAAAATCACCGACTAGTCAACATGCAAAAGGATTAGGAATTGATTTTGTATTAGATAAACCCCCAACTGATGAAGAAGGAAAACAACTAGTTGATAAATTGAAAAAAATGGGTGCAGATCATGCAATTGATGAATATAATCACAAGTCAGGAAAGGCAACAGGTGGCCATATGCATGTACAAATGGCTAGCCTTGATGGCGGTGGATCAGCTAAACCTTTTCCAAAAGAAACTGCAACGGCTTCAGATGTACCTCCTACACCTAAATCATCCAACCTTGCCGCAGCATCATCACAAAATAAAGATTTGAAAGACAAACAATCACAAACGGCTTCTGTAACTCCAATTATTGTAAATAATAATAATACTGTTAATCACGGACCAACAAACAACACAGTTGCAGAAAGTAACCCAAATGACAATGTGCCGGTTGCTTTTATGGGTGCATAGGATAAAAAATGAAAAATGTAAACAAAAGTAAACCAATTACTAAAAAATTAGGCGATCAAATATTCATTTGGGATGAAAAGGCCTTTAATAATAAAGGTTATTGGTTTGTCTTGGGTAAAAATGGAGGATTTGGCAAAGCCGCTTCCAAGGAAGAATATTCACAATTAGGCAAACCCACAGAACAAATTGAAGAATCTGTTAAAGAACCCAAAGCTAGTTCCGAATCAACACCAATATCTTTAGTTGATATTGATGAAAAAGTAATACCAGAACAACAAGTAGAAGAACCGGTTCCATCTGCAAATAAAGAAAAACAATCGGAAAATACAAAAAAGATACAGCAATTAGCTACCGTAATTACAAAAGGTGAAGGTAATGCCGAAGAATTGCTTGCTCTAGGAAAACAAATACAAAAATTACAAGATGAAAATATTGAATTAAGTAAAAAAATATTGGATGAAAAAAAATCTATTTCTAAAAAAATTATTGAATTAGATAAAAAAATAAAAAATATTAATAAAAATAAAAATATTAATAATGAAGAAAAAAGAAAAGTTATTAATGAATTAGAAAAAGAAACTGACCAATCATTATCACAGTTTCAAAATCTTTTATATGGTCACGAATTGGCCACGTTTGGTAAAAACAAAGGCGAGAAGCTTGAATACATAGAATCATTTACTGGTGTTAATTTGTCCATGGTGCCATTGGATTCTGAAAATAAACCAGTTCCACAAAAACTAGAACCAGTTCCAGAAAAACTAGAACCAGTTCCAGTAGAATCTAAAGATAAACCAGTTCCACAAAAACTAGAACCAGTTCCAGTAGAATCTAAAGATAAACCAGTTCCAGAAAAACTAGAACCAG